CCATGGTGGAGTGCTGCTCGCGTCTAACATGTCCACGCGCACACGAACGTCCGGCGGCAATTACCAGGGGGCTGATACAGCCAAATCTGGTAGGTTTGTCAGTGGCTCCACTAATGTGAAAATTAATGGAACTTATGTCAATCCTGTATACACAATTGCTATGCCGGCGAGTAAATATCCAAAAGATATTTACAATTCGTATTGCTACATACGTGATGAGGTTAAGGTTGCCCTTGACTATCATAAGGTATACCATAAAAAGTATGCCTTGGGTCCTTTCGACCCTACGTTGTCGGTAACGCGGATTACTGGCAAGAACTCCAGCAACCAAGTTGTTGTAGTTGAATACCAGGATACTGCGTCCCAGTGTGGGAAGCTGGCCTATTCGAACCTTGATACTTTATCGTATCAAGTGCTTCCGAGTGGGCAATCAGTTGCTCTCGCTAGGGTTCCGGTTTATTCACCGGAACTGCTGAGTGGACTAAACTCGTTATACGAGCTCAAGGACATGGCGAGTTCTATACGGCGGATACCCGTCCACTTAATGTGGGCGATATTTCGCGGTAAGCTTGCGCGCGCTAAGCGCGAAGCTATCGAATGGGTCGATGAATTTCGATCCGACTTCGGTAAGAACCCTGCTCAGGCCCTGAAGGGTCTCGTTGGTTACGATTTAGCGTGGAAGTTTGGCTGGGCGCCCTTCATTAAGGACATCCAGACTGTTCATTCCGCGCTAGGTCGCGTCGATAGTCGTATGGCGGCATTATGTGCCAACCCATATACTGTCTCGGGACGCTATAAGCAAACTTCCTCGACTACCGCTACGGTATCGGAGAAGCCTAATAGTGTTACTAATCGAATAACAACCACTACTCGTCACATAGAACGGGTTGATGTGGCCGGTGAATACCGGTCTCTCAACCGCAGTCTTATGCCTCAGCTAGACACTATGAAGCTATCAATGCTTCGTGAATCGCTGGGACTGTCGCTCGATGCGACAGACGTGTGGGAGGCAGTCCCCTACTCCTTCTGCGTTGACTGGCTTCTGCCAGTTCAAAGCTTCTTGGAGCAGATGAAGGGACTAACTCCTACGCCCGACTGGGTGGTAAGACGAGGCTCGTGGACGTCGACAAAATACACCCGTAGGGTGGACTCAGTTGACCGAGACGAGACTATATCACCCTGCAATGATGTGGTCGTAGACCGCATTCTTGGAGGGTCCAACGCGTGTACCGGTGTTTACACCGAATACACTCGTAACAACAGCCCGTCACCATTACTGGTGCAGTCTGTGTACGTACCTGACTTCAAGGCCCCTTCATTGGGGTCTATATGGACAGGTATCGAGTTAGCCCTACAGAGAATGGTTAAGTAGGGGGGTCATTCCGACCTCCCGCCACTCTCTATAGCAACTAGAACCAATGCTAAATAATACATATACCCTGACAGACGGCGTAACTAGCCTCGTTTATACGAAGCTGTTCCCCGATGCAAACCGGTCACTGTTCGCAGTGGCGGGTCTCGCAGCAAACGCTGCAAAGACCCTTTCGGTTCAACACCAGACCGCAAAGAAGTCGAGTCGCACTTTAGTGTCGCTCGATAACGTTTGCGTCGATCCCTCCAGTTCTACTGGAGCGACCGACACGAATCGGGTCTACATGGTAATTCAGACGCCTGACTTTGTCACGCCGGCTGAATCTGCCCTGTTGGTCACACGATTCGTGGATCTGCTTGCGGAAGTTGGCTTTGTTGACGCCGTCATCAACCACGAAGTCTAATTTGACTTCGTGTTGATGCTTCATTGTAACTCGTAAGAGTTAACGGATGCAACAAAACACATTCCGCAAGGGGCGCCGGGCGCGGGTGGTCAATAAGACCATCCGCGCTATGGCGCGACAACGCTTCCCGTCAGGGACGTGGGTGATAGCATTGGCTAAGGTTGTCCACCTCAGTAAATACTTACTATGGTCAACAATAATTGCCTTGAGTCTATTTGGACTCAGCTTGCTCGTAGCGTTAGCTGCCGGGGGTACTTGGAAGAAGAAGATATTAAAATCTTCAACCGACGAGCAACCTCCGAGGGCGCGGATTATTACGGAAGAGGTTTTGCCACCCTTAGACTAGCGATGTTGACCGGTTTAGAGACCGGGACATTCGTTAGGCAGGGGCGGTTTGGACCCAAACGTAACTCCGTGTTACCTCGCTTCATGTATTTAGCGTGGTCCGCCATCTTTCGAGATGACGGAGTGCTGCGCGAAGATGCTGACGCGAATGCTGTTGCTTGTTTGAATCAGCTATTAGCTGTGTTCACCAAGCTTGACGGTGCTCATACCGCCGAATCTGAAGTTAAGGTTATCAACAACTTCATCTCGACTGAGATGGAATTGGCGACGACCACTTTAGATTTTGATGCCCCACTAGTACACTCACAGCAACCGCTTGAGTGGATTCTAGATAAGGCGTCGAAACTGTGTCGTAAGGTGCTCGCTAGAGAAAACCCTAGAGAGATACACCCGAAACATGGTTCGGGTGCGTGTGCTAATGGACTCTCTGTCCACAAGCGTTACGCACAATTTAGGTACATACCATCCATAGATAAACTATGGCCGTATGCCGAATTCTGGTTTGCGAGTCCCAACCATCTAGTCGATGAATTGGATAAACTCGTTTTATCAGAGGTCTATGAGCCTCAGGCCAAAGTCGTGCTCGTCCCAAAAGACGTTCGCGGACCACGATTAATATCGTGTGAACCGAGCGAAACTATGTGGATACAGCAGGGCCTTATGCAAAAGTTATACGATTGCATTGAGAGTCATCGTCTTACCCGTAAGTCAGTACATTTTACTGACCAGCGCCACAACCAAGTTGCGGCTTTCGATGGATCTATCTATCGCGAGTGTGCGACTCTGGACTTGTCCGATGCCTCTGATAGGCTTCGACTCGATGTTGCCACGTATTTGCTGCCCCCTAATTGGGCGGAAGCGATATGTGCTTGTCGATCGAAGTCTACCAAGTTACCGGATGGTACAGTCGTGGACTTAGTGAAACACGCCCCGATGGGATCAGCTTTATGCTTTCCTATTATGGCGCTCACTATTTGGTCCGTGTTAACAGCTGCCCTCCCTCCAGGATCCAGGATCCTGGTTTATGGAGACGATATCGTCGTGCCAACGGATTGCTACCCGTTGGCCTGTGAGGTTCTTGAGCGGATCCACCTTAAGGTGAACGCACACAAGAGTTACGCAAAAGGATTCTTTAGAGAGTCCTGCGGAAAGGAATACTATCGAGGAATCGATATTACCCCAGTACGTTTGCGTACTATGCCTACGAACGATATGAGAGCCCGAGCGGCCACTATTGCCTTCGCCAATAATATGGCGCTGCGATATGGCCCCCAAGACTGGATCATACAACTCGTCCGCGATTGGTATAGAGATGTCCCTGAGGACTGTTTCTATACTCGTCGAGACGAGCTCGTCCGCGCCAAGTTAAATCTTGACGCGATGACGGTGAGTTGGAACTCACCGGGTGCGGTGGTGCTATGCACCATCCTATTCGTGGGTATCCCCAGCAACGACCATATTAGGACGAGGTGGAGCTCCCGGTATCAAATCCGGGAGTTTCGTTACTTGCGTCCCAATGCTGTTGAGTGTAAGAACTCAATAGACGACTGGTGTTCGTTATTCCGTGCTTTGGTTAATCCAAAACGCGGAAGTCTCGGCTCCGACGCGCTACCCAAGCGCGTCCGATACAAGTATGGGTGGGCACCGCTGTGACGTAAGTCACGGCGGTGTAGCAAACTACTAAGTTTGCGTCAGGG